AAAATAAATAAAACAAATAAAATAATAAATAAAATTTTTCGAATCAATTTTATTTACGGTGAACCATCCATACAGTCAATGCCCGTTTCAAATTTTCAACATTCGAATGTGAATCGCAGTTTTTCTCATATTCAATCTGAGCCTGTTACATAAGTAGGAAAATCATCGATATTTATAAAATGTTCTCCTTTATGCGAATGTATATAACGATTGTAATACGAATTCTTCAATTGTTGTTCGGGGGTGTGTCGGTGAACGGTTCTTGCAATCATTTTGTATAGTTTGAACCCCGGATATCGTTCGTCACCATTTTTCTTATATAGCACATTTTTACCGTTATCATCTAAACACCAATTGTAAATTATTTTTTGAAGTTCATTAAATTTTTTTGTATCATACTCTTCTTCAATAATGAAATCATAAATAGAACAACCCAATCGACATAAGTCGAAACTGTAATTAGGTTCAAGACGCGGTTTATTTTCATCCATATAAGGTTCGCAGTTATATTGAGTCGACGCATCTCCGCCATTTGCAAAACTGTCGCTGCAAAACAATTCGTTTTTATAACGATAAATCGCTCTTCCAAAATCAATGATTTTATAGATTTTACCATAAGTCGGCACACGATACACTTGTTTTTTATATTGATAATACAAATATTCCACTGTCGTATTTTTATACATAATATTGTTTGTGTGTAAATCATTGTGTGTAAAATGAAAAGCTTTTTGGTAAACAAGTAGTGTCATTATGATTTGGAACAAAATTGCCATACCTTCTTCCTCGTCTATTTTATCTTTTTCAAAAAGCTCATCTAATGTTCCGTCGCATTTTTCGAGACAAATCATTTGGATGGGGAAATTGTTAATATATGCATATTGGATTTCTTCCTCATCCGTACAGGAACCACTCCCTGATGATTGGCTCGATTCATCTCCATTTGATTTACTTGAACTATTGCATTCGCTTCCCGAATCATCATCATTACATTCACTTCCCGAATCATGATCATCGCATTCACTTCCCGAATCATCATCATTACATTCACTTCCCGAATCATCATCATCGCATTCACTGCTCGAAACATCATCATCATCATCATCATCACATTCGCTGCTCGAAACATAATCATCGTCTAGAGAATCACTAGAGTCGTCTCCACTAACAGAATTTCGAACAGTATTTATTTCTTTTTCATAAACCAAATCTAATTCATCGAGAACACCATTCGAATCGCCCGAATTATCGGAAATATCAAGAGCCCCTATCGACACCTCGCTCGTATTACGAGAATTCGAAATAACAATTTTATTTTTATTCGCACGAGAAGACGTGCTGTTTTTGACAAACTCGTTCATATATGGGTGAGTGACGGTGTATAATTTATTATAGTTTTCAATGAAATAAGATGAATCAGACAAATATTCCAAATCGTCCGAAACATTCATTTTAAATTTCTCTTGAATTCCTAAAAAAGAACCATAATACTCGACTCCGTGTAAAAAATTATGATGATTTAACAATTGCGTAGTGAGATAATAAAAGAAATTATCAACATAAGAAACATTATTTGAATCCTTTATTTTATTCAGGCAAACATGATTTGCATCTGAACTAGAAGGCAATGTATGCAATAAACCCTCGTATTTTTCATATTTTCCCGTCATATACTTTATCGGGTCTAAAAGAGGAGAATATTTCACAAAAACGTCTCGATAAATGGTTTCATTTGTTTCCGTGTCTAAAACTTGAAACAGCGTTTTAATGTGATACCTATGATTCAATGTAATACGGTTGTAGTTTTTCGAAGTTAATTCAAAAAATCTAGAGTAAACTGGGTTGTAGTTTTGAAATTTAGTTATATGAAATGGTTTATATTGATTATTTACGTCATCTATAGATAACAAAGCGTCTTTTTCTAAAGATTGTAAATCCAAAGGTTCAATTTTCGTATAGTAAAGCTCGAATTTAGGAGAAAGCATTTATTTTACTAAATGGTATAACTGCTTGCTATATTTTTAATCCTCCTTTTTAACTAACAATAATAAACAAAATGTCACTCGTTGTTTTGAATACAATAATATGCTTTGTTATTGTATTCTAAAGAATAAAATATGACATTAGAGTTAAAAAAGTTTGATATGAAATCAATTACATTCAAACCTGATGAGAATAAGGGCCCAGTTGTTGTATTAATTGGCCGTCGTGATACAGGTAAGTCATACTTAGTAAGAGATTTATTGTTTTATCACCAAGATATTCCAATCGGCACTGTTATATCCGGAACTGAAGCCGGTAACGGGTTTTATGCAGCGCACGTCCCCAAATTGTTCATTCACGATGAGTATAACACGGCTCTTATTGAGAATGTATTGAGAAGACAGAGAACGGTGTTAAAGCAGGTCAATAAAGAAATTGAAACGTATCGTAAAACGACAATTGACCCGAGGACTTTCGTTATTTTAGATGATTGTTTATACGACCAATCATGGACTCGTGATAAGATGATGCGTTTGCTATTCATGAACGGAAGGCATTGGAAGGTCATGTTGATCATCACAATGCAATATCCTTTGGGCATTCCTCCAAATCTCCGCACCAATATCGACTACGTTTTTATTCTTCGTGAACCATATTTGGTAAATCGTAAAAAGATATGGGAGAATTATGCGAGTATGTTTCCAACATTAGAGTCGTTTTGTGCTGTAATGGATCAAACCACAGAGAATTATGAATGTTTGGTTATCAATAACAATGCGAAATCGAACAAATTGAATGACCAAATATTTTGGTATAAGGCACAAGACCACCCTGATTTCAAGTTGGGTTCGAAAGAATTCTGGGAAATATCGAAGAGTATGGGATCGGACGATGAAGACGAGGCTTACGACCCGAGCAAATCAAAAAAGAAGAGCGCACAGCCAATCAATGTGAAAAAAACGAAGTGGTAATTGAGTACTTTAATGTAATTTTCAAAACCGCTTTTTCAAAAACCGCTTTTGAAAACGAAAAGCGACCCTTCATTTTGGAAATATACAAAACCGCTTTTTCAAAAACCGCTTTTGAAAACGAAAAGCGACCCTGCATTTTGGAAAGAAAACTGCTTCTCATATGGGAGAAGCGGTTTTCTTTGGAAAATACTACAGTTGAATAATGAATGTAAAACCGCTTTTCAAAAACCGCTTTATCATTTATTAAACTACAATATCAATATAAAGAATAAACAATTATAACTAATATAATAAGATGACCGAACTCAACATCGTTGAACTTATTGAAAAAAACCCTATTGTCAAACTTTCTAGCACATACAACAACAAATTATTGATAAATATTCAAGAAACATTCACTGGATTTGAACAACAATTATTTGTAAGCAGTTTCTTTTGTTATCTAAATTACGACAAAAACAACGATTTTGTAGTCGATTTGGATAAAGTATGGAAATGGTTGGGTTTTTCTTCAAAATTTAACGCAATTAGAACATTGGAATCCTATTGTAAAATCGACGTTGATTATAAAAAAAAATTATCTACCTTCCCTGAAACTATTATAGATGAGGAAAAAAATACCACACAATTGGGTGAAAATCATTTGGTAAACGAAACTGACTCAAAAACCAAAAAAAATGGAGGTCAAAACCGTCAAATTATTATGCTAACAATCAAATGTTTCAAATCCTTATGTTTGAAAGCTCAAACAAAAAAAGCATCCGAAATACACGAATATTACATGAAAATGGAAGAATTATTACATAAAATAATTGAAGAAGAATCCGACGAACTAAAAAAACAATTGGAACAGAAAGATAACGTCATTATAAAAACTAACAAAGATAAAGCAAAGGCAGTAGAAAAAGCTATCATCGCCCAATTCCCTGTAAATACCGAATGTATTTATTTCGGCACCATAGATAATACAAACGAATCCAAAGAAACTCTCGTCAAATTCGGTCATTCAAATGACCTTTCAACTCGAGTTCAAAATCATCACAAAGTATATGACAATTTTATTCTGGTTGCCGCTTTCCGTGTTCAAAACAAGGTTGAAATTGAAAATATTATCAAAGCGCACCCCAAAATTAAGCGCCAAATTCGCGACATCGAAATAAAGGGCAAAAGAAAGACTGAAATCATTGCTTATGATTCGGGATTTACGATAGAAAAACTGACAAAACATATCACAGATATAATCCACACGAAGACATATAACATCGAGAATTTCAACCGCTTACTGAAGGAAAACAGTGATTTACAACAGACATCAAAAGAATTGACATCAAAGCTCGAAGAAGCCAACGAAGTCATTAAACAAAAGACCATCGAAATCGAAGAACTAAAAGAAAAATTGTCTAAGCAAACAGTGGATATCAACAACGCTATTCAAGAAAATTCGTCAGTTTATCATAACTCCATTTTACCCGAAGACGAAAATACGAAAAAATTCCACGAATTCATTGATACGATGTGTATAGTTAGACACGATGTCGAAGAAGCGTCAACCAATATGGAAGGACAATTTCGTATTTGGTGCAAGACCAAACCAAAGAAGGAAACATTTCATGCCCTTAAAAATTATCTAGATACACGATTCAAACCTACTAGATTATCCAGACAAAACAAGGAACAAATTGTG